CGATATTGGGATTCTAATAAAAGAGATCCTGGATATGTAAGAAGGGTTACGGAGTTGTATGAAAAAGCCTATAAAGGACAAAGTTAATCAAAAATATAAGAGGTTAAAAAAACCTCTTAAATGGCTTGATTGTGTAAGTCAAACAGGTTGGCTATCCTTAAAACAAATGGAAGCTGCTAAACCTGCGACTTGCACAACAGGTGAATTTTGGATCTACAAAGAAACAGATGCTTTTATTACTTTGTTTGGTACTTACTCAGAAGATGAAAATGGAGAGATCGAATACGGAGAAGTAATTACTATTCCTAAATATTGGATCTAAATTGTGCGTTGCCAACTATATATAGTTTAGAATATTTCTAATTTTAAGACCTTTCGAATGTTCAATGATTGCCCTTAATTGGATAACAATCCCCTGCATTAAAAAGATAATCGGTACATTAACATTAACAAACAAAGGACACAATAATGGCAACATCAATAACTAATGCCTTTATAACTCAGTTCGAAGCAGAAGTTCATATGGCTTACCAAAGAATGGGAAGCAAATTAAAGAACCTTGTTAGAACAGTTAACGGTGTCAATGGATCTACTGTTAAGTTTCAAAAAGTAGCAAAAGGATCTGCAAATACTAAAGCAAGACATGCTGAAGTAGTTGCTATGGATCTTTCTCACAGCAATGTGTCTGCAACTTTAACTGATTACTATGCAGCTGACTACGTTGACAAATTAGACGAGTTAAAGGTAAACATTGACGAAAGACAAGTTGTAGCTTCTTCAGCAGCATATGCATTAGGTAGAAAAACTGACCAAGTGCTTGTGGATGTTTTAGATGGTTCAACATCTATCGCTAATAACGTATCAAGTTCAGCAACTGGTATGTCATTGATTAAAGCAAAGAACATGATGGAAATTTTCAATTCCAACGATGTTCCTGATGATAATCAAAGATACTGGGTTGTTGGGCCTAAACAATGGTCTGATCTTTTATCAATTGATCAATTCTCTAGAGTAGAATACGTAGGCCCACAAGATCTTCCATTCCCTTCTGGCATGACTGCTAAAAGATGGATGGGTTTCTTATTCTTCGTACACTCTGGTTTATCAAAACCATCTTCTGACAGAAAAACATTATGCTTCCATAAATCAGCTATTGGCTGTGGAATTGGATCAGATGTTAGAACAGAAGTTAACTACATCCCTGAGAAAGTATCTCACCTAATAACTTCAATGTTATCTTTAGGTGCAGTACAAATCGATGGTGATGCTGCTAGAGTTCAACTTTGTGCAGAATAATAATTAAGGAGATATAATAACATGGCATACGCAACTGACAATCCAATTAAAAAGGTAGCTCAGATGGGTGGCAACTCTCTTTGGTTTTACACTGACGGAGATGCGACTTCATCTATAGTAGCAAGTGGTTACTTTAGTAGTGCAGTAAATGAAGTGAAACAAGGTGATATGATCCTTGTATCAGCAGATAGTGGAGCAGAAGCAGACTTACTAGTAGTAAGTTCAGCGACTGGTGCAACACCTGTAACAACTGCAAAATTAGCATAGTCTAATTTCGATTTAGGGGGAGAAATCCCCCTAGGTCATTTTTTTTATAATTATGGCAACAACAAGTATAGACATATGTGCAAGAGCTTTAGTGATGATAGGTGCACAACCAATATCATCTTTTTCAGATGGAAGTACTGAAGCATTAGTTGCATCAAATGTTTATACAGATGTATGTGAAGCATCTCTTACAAGACATAGATGGAGATTTGCTACAACACAACAATCATTAAACTTATTAACTAATACACCAGAAGGAAGATATGATTATGCATATCAAATGCCAACAAGTCCTGAAGTATTACAAATTATTTCAATAACAGTAAACGATTACGTTATTCCTTATTCAAGATATCAAGATTACATTTATGTAAATAGCTATGGTTCAAACAGTACATTAATAATGGATTATATCTACAAAGTAGATGAAGACTATTTTCCACCTCATTTTAGATTAGCATTAGAATATGAATTAGCTTCTGTATTTGCAGGTTCTGTTGCTAGAGATTCAGCAATGATTAAACAGTTTAAAGAATTAGCTGAAAGACAATTTCTTGTAGCTAAAAACATAGACTCTGCTGAAACAACTACAAAAGTATTAGACACAAGTAGATTTATTAATCTTAGAAATTCTACAAGAACGGATGGATAATGGGCAGAACATTAAGAACGGTAATTACTAATTTTTCATCAGGCGAATTAAATCCTTTATTAGCTCAAAGAACAGATGTGCCTTCATATTTTCAAGGTGCTAAAGAATGTAAAAATTTCGCATTACTTGCAGAAGGTGGAATAATGAGAAGACCAGGTACTTCTTATTTAGCATCACTTCCTGCAGAATGTAGAATACTTCCATTTATATTTTCTGATGATGAAGTAGCTATAATTGTATTATCTAACAATAGAATGGATGTGTATAATGTTAGTGGTACAGCTCTAACAAGTAATTACACAACAAATTGTAATTGGACTACAGCTCAATTATTTGAATTAAATTTTGCACAATTTGGAGATACTATTTATGTAACTCATAGAAACAATGCTGTAAGAAAAATATTTAGAAATTCAGCAACTAATTTTACAGTTAGTACATTTAGCTTTGCAACTCATTCTACTGGTTATCCTATATACCAACCATATTTTAAATATGAAGTTTCTAGCACAACAATTAGTACAAGTGGAACATCAGGTTCAGTTACAGTTACTGCTAGTGCAAATACTTTTTCGGCATCTTGGGTAGGATTAAATATTAGAAAAAACAAAAAGACTATGACCATAACTGGTTATACAAATCCAACAACTGTTACAGCTACAGTTAATGAAACATTAACAAACACTACTGCTACAGCTGATTGGGATGAACAATCTATGTCAGACTTAAGAGGTTATCCTCAAGCAGTTACATTTCATAATAATAGATTATGGTTTGGTGGTTTATTTTCTAGACCTGCATCTGTACTTGCATCTAAGATTTCTGAATACACAAACTTTGATGTAGATGTTGCAGCATCTTCTGATGCTATAGATTTAGATATTTCTGGTGATCAAGTTAATGAAGTTAGACATATGATTTCAGGAAAAGATTTACAAGTATTTACTGATGGTGGGGAATATTATGTTCCAACAGCTAATGACAATACTATAACCCCATCTAATGTAGCTGTTAAAAAACAAACACCTTATGGAATATCTAGAACAGCTCCTAAAATGTTTGATCAAGCTACAGGTTTTGTTCAAAAAAATGGTAAAGCAATTAGAGAATTTATTTATTCTGATATTGAAGATGGATATAAATCTACTTCAGTTTCAATTCTTGCACAGCATTTAATTGATAATCCAAAAGAAATAGCAATTATGAAAGGTAATACTACAAGACCTGAACAATATGCTTTTTTCTTAAATGATGGTTCTACACATCAAGGTAAGTTATCTGTATTTCATTCTGTAAGAGATGAAAAAATAGCAGGATGGACACAATGGTCAACAAGAGCTAATGATAGTTTTCAATCAATAGCAGTTCTTAATGATAATTTAATTGTTGTAGCTAAAAGATCATTAAATGGTTCTACTGTTTATACATTAGAAAAATTTGCTGATGAAGATACAACTACACTTGATTGTGAAACAACTTCTACATTAAATCAAAGAGGTACACCATTAGTAGATGGAGCTTCTCAATCTGGTACTACATTAGTAGTTGATGGATTAACATCTTCTCCTAAAGTAAATGAATCTTTTACAATTGCTGGTAATGCAACAGAATATACAATTTCATCTTTAGTAGATAATGGCTCAGGAGAATATAGTTTAACACTTAATAAAACTTTAGCAGCATCTCCATCAGAAAATGCTGTAATAACTTTTACTAAAGGTTTTTTACATACAGTAAATGGAATTTATACAAATGAATCTGTTAATGTAGTTGAAGGCAATAGTTCAATTGGAGCTTTTACAGTTTCAGGTTCAGATACAATTACATTAGTTAATGCACCTAAAGCAACAGGTTTGAAAGTAGGATTTAATTATATTCCTACTGTTGAAACTATGCCTATAGATAAAGAATTACCTGAAGGCCCATTAACAGGTCTTCCAAGAAGAATATCAAGAGCCATCGTAGATCTTAACACTACACTCGATATGACTATTAAAGCTGCAGACAGCACCTCTAAATCTTTAGTAGTACAACAAGTTAATTTCACAGGTGGCTCTGACCTAGTTCCAGTTACAGCTAAAAAAGAATTTTTCTTTTTAGGTTATAGCAAAAGTCCAACAATAACTATTTCTCAAGATGATCCATTACCTATGAAAATTTTGGGAATGTCAGTGGAGGTCGTGTTTGCATGAGTAGTGATCCTGTAACTATGTTTCGTATTGCATCTTTTGCTTTTCAAGCAGTGGGTACTGTATCCGACATAAATGAATCTAAAGTTCAAAGTAAAATTGAACAAGAACAATATGAATTAAAAATAAAAAATGCTAATCTTCAAGGATTAACTGAAGAAAATGATCGTAAAGCAGAAGCAGAAAAAACTAAAAAACATAATTTAGCAATTGTATCTGGTTCTGGTTATAATGATGATAGTAGTTCTTTTCTTAATATAAATAACCAAGTAGATCTTAAAGCTAAAAAAGATATTACTGCAATTAGAATAAATACAGGTGCAGAAGTTAGTCAATATTCTTTAGCAGCTCAAGCAGCTAAATCAGGAAGAAAAGCAGAACAGTTTGGTGGATGGATGTCTATTGGTGGTAAGGCAATGGAAACAGCAGCAAAGATAGATGCTTTTAGTAAACCAAAACCAAAAATAGATAATAATAAAAAATACAGAGTAAAAGGTGGGAGTAATTGGAAATCTCCTAGATAATTATGAATATAAATAAATTAACAATT